AATGTTAGGCGGGGGTTTCCCCCCGCCCTCCTCTTACTTCACCATGCTCAGGTCAACACCCAAGGCCATCAGCGCGGAGGCGATGAATTTTTGCGCCTCGGTTACTTTCGCAGGGAGTGATTCCTGCTTCGCGTTGAATTTGTAGAGGGCAATCAATTCCTCCACGTTGCGGGTCACTGCATCGCGGGGGGTGTTACCTGCGCCCTCGCTCTCACCCGCGCCCTCGGCGGTCTCACCCTCGGCGGGTTTGCCGTGACGCTCTTCGCGCCCATACTTGCGAATCCGCGCCCATACTGTAGAAGGGTTAGAGTGTTTCGCCGCCTTCAATTCCACATACAGGGCTTTCTTTTCGCCGTGCACAGGCTTGGCGGTCTCGCTCGAATCGTTCGCTTCGATGTCGAACCAATCGAACCCCACGAACAGAGCATTCAGGGCAATCGCATAATCGCGCTCGGCACCGTAAGCCCGTACTACTGCATCCGCAACACCCTTGCGGAGGGTTTCAAGTGATACCGTGTTACCGTTGACAATGACGTTTTCCATTTTGAATTTCCTTTATCTAACATTGTTAGGGAACCGCCTAACCGGATGCAATTCGTTTTCGTTTTGCATGGTGCCATTATATCAAAACGTGGTACAGAAAAGCCACTATTTTGGAAACAACAATTCACCCCCTAACATTGTTAGGCTAGGCGCGACCCCACTACCCCGCCACCCCCCAAACCACAAAACGAGGAGGTGTGGTCCCCCTATACTTACTAATCCACACATTGGATCGCAGCCCCCGACGTTTCCCCATCTAACTTCGTACCACAACATTCCTGCCGCCCTCTCGCCGCCACTCCGGTAAAGATGTTTCCCGTGGAACTAAGGTGTATCTGGCTATTCACGTAGGGGTACCCCCTTCACTTTGTCCGCCAAGACGTACCTAGTTCGATCCTAGAAACACCCCCCTTCATTTTTCTTTACCTCCCCTACCCCCGGGGGGTATTATTTTTTAAGGTAAAAATTTTTACCTTGCTTTCAGCAGCACGCCCGTCTCCTTCCGGGCTTGGGGTGTGAATTTAGTTCACACCCCTTTTTTATTTATTTATTGACACTGCTGCTACGTTACTGTGTATACTGCGTGCAACTGGAGCCACAAACAGTTCCTTACATGCCTGTAGTTAACATAGAACCCACTGACCAACATCCTGTGCCTTTTGACACGGCGGATGAAGTCGTCTCTACTTTTGCTGAAGAAGTAGCGGTTGCAGGCAATACGGCAGAACTTCAAGTCGCCTTGGGCGCATCCCTCGAAGTAGACGAAGCCACAGCGGACAAAGAGAAAAATCTGATCGAGCAAGCGATCAAGAACCGCAAGGCTAAAAACCTAACAAACCCCAATACAGCGTTCGCGGCAGCAGCATTCCTGCGAACCTACGGTCAGCAGATTGCCTTGGATGTAGCCCAAGCGCGGTCAGCCATCACGCATAAACTCATGGAGATTGCCAACTGTGGCGACCCCAGATACGAGTTGAAAGCCCTAGAACTACTAGGTAAGCACAGTGATATTGGCCTGTTCACTGAACGTAGTGAGATCACGATCAACTACAAGAACCCCGAAGACTTGGAGAGTGCCATTAAGGAGCGCGTTAAGCGCCTGCTTAATGCAGAGGTCATTGACATTACTCCTATTGGAGCAGACCTAGATGAACAACTGGGGATAGCCGGACAGGAAGAGGACGATGAGTTGCCTCCACTGGCTAGTGAGTTGAACGACGAGGGTGAAACCGAGGACGAGGCGACAAATGACGACAGCCCAACAAGCCCTCAGTAACGTCTCCCTCAAGGACATTCCTAACATCCTGCCGCTACTGTCGTTGCCGGAGCAGGAGAAACTACTCGCGGAGTTGGAGAAACTCCAAGAACTCAAGATGCGCAAACTGGCGCAGACTAAGTTTCTGGCCTTCGTTAAAGAGGTCTGGCCCACATTCATCGGGGGTCGGCACCACGCCAAGATGGCAGCGGCCTTCGAGCGAGTAGCCGAGGGCAAGTGCAAGAGGCTCATTATCAACATGCCTCCCCGGCATACTAAGTCCGAGTTCGCCTCATACCTGCTTCCGGCATGGTTCCTCGGCAAATTTCCACACAAGAAGGTCATCCAGACCTCCCACACGGCAGAACTGGCTGTGGGCTTCGGACGTAAAGTTAGAAACTTGGTGGACCAAGAGGTGTATGCAAAGATTTTTCCGGGGGTTGGGCTGCAAGCCGACTCAAAAGCGGCTGGACGCTGGGCGACAAACAAGCAAGGTGACTACTTCGCTATCGGTGTGGGCGGTGCGGTGACCGGTAAAGGTGCTGACCTGCTCATCATCGACGACCCACACAGTGAACAAGAGGCCGCGCTGGCGGAAACTAACCCCGAGATATACGACAAGACCTACGAGTGGTACACATCAGGCCCTCGGCAGCGTCTGCAACCGGGTGGAGCCATCGTGATCGTGATGACGCGGTGGTCAAAGAAGGATTTGACGGGCCAAGTTATCAAGGCAGAGGCCCAACGGGGCGGCGAAGAGTGGGAAGTCATCGACTTTCCGGCTATTTTGCCCTCTGGGAACCCCCTGTGGCCTGAGTTTTGGTCACTTATTGAGTTGCAAGCCCTCCAGAAAGAACTCCCAAACAGCAAGTGGATGGCGCAGTACATGCAGCAGCCCACTTCGGAGACCTCCGCTATCGTCAAACGGGACTGGTGGCAAGAATGGGATCGGGATGACCCACCGTTCTGTGACTTTACCTTGATGTCATGGGATACGGCCTTCGAGAAGTCCAACCGTGCTGACTATTCAGCCTGTACGACGTGGGGTGTGTTCTACCAAGAGAACCCCGATACGGGCAAAACAGATACAAACATCATCCTCCTAAATGCCTTCCGAGACCGGATGGAGTTTCCAGAACTCAAACGAGTGGCTATCGAGCACTACAAAGAGTGGCAACCCGACTCCGTGATAATCGAGAAAAGAGCATCGGGGGCACCCTTGATATACGAGTTGCGAGCGATGGGCATACCAGTCCAAGAGTTCACTCCAGTCAAAGGTAACGATAAGATTTCGAGATTGAATGCGGTGTCTGACTTATTCGCCTCTGGGCGGGTATGGGCACCCAACACCCATTGGGCAGAAGAGGTCATTGATGAGGTTGCCAGTTTCCCCTCCGGCGAGCATGATGACTATGTTGACTCGGTATCTCTTGCGTTAATGAGATTCCGTAAAGGCGGCTATATCCGTACCTCACTCGATGAGGAAGATGAGCCGATAATGTTCAGACGCAAGTTTGAGGGGTATTACTAAAAGGACACATCATGGCAATAGATAAAGCACTAGCACAAGCCCCGATGGGGTTAACCGATCTGTTAGAAGGCCAAGAGCCTGATATTGAGATTGAGATTGAAGACCCAGAGGAAGTAAAAATTCGTGCTGGTGGTCTTGAAATTGAGATCGAACCGGCTGAAAAAGAGGACGATGACTTCGGTGCCAACCTTGCGGAAGAAATGGACGACAAGGTCTTGGCGGAACTCGCGGGTAATCTGCTAGGCGACTTTGATGAGGACATATCGTCACGTAAAGACTGGATGCAGACTTATACCGACGGTCTTGAGTTGCTAGGTATGAAGATCGAAGATCGTACCGAGCCTTGGCCCGGAGCATGCGGTGTGTATCACCCGCTACTGTCTGAAGCACTGGTAAAGTTCCAAGCCGAGACCATGATGGAGACATTCCCAGCCAGTGGGCCGGTGCGCACGCAGATTATTGGTAAAGAGACTGCCGAGAAGCGCGAAGCCGCTATTCGTGTCAAAGATGACATGAACTACGAGTTGACCGAGGTAATGGTCGAGTATCGCCCTGAGCATGAGCGCATGCTGTGGGGCTTGGGTCTGGCTGGTAATGCCTTCAAGAAGGTGTACTTCGATCCGTCACTGAATCGTCAGACGGCAGTGTTCGTTCCCGCAGAAGATATTGTGGTGCCCTACGGCGCGTCAAACATCGAGACTGCCGAGCGTGTAACTCACGTTATGCGTAAGACCCCTAACGAGTTGCGCAAACTTCAAGTAGCAGGCTTCTACCTTGATGTCGAGTTGGGCGAGCCACAAGATACCTTCGATGAAGTAGAGAAGAAGATTGCTGAGAAGATGGGTTTCCGTGCTTCTCAGGATGACCGCTACAAACTATTAGAAATGCACGTAGACCTCGACCTTGAAGGTTACGAGGACAAAGATGAGGATGGTGAGTCAACAGGCATCGCTCTACCTTACGTGGTGACCATCGAGAAGTCCACACAGACTATTCTTGCTATCCGCCGCAACTGGAACCCCGACGATGAGACTAAACAGAAGCGAAACCACTTCATCCACTACCCATACATTCCGGGTTTTGGCTTCTATGCTTTTGGCCTTATTCATCTTATCGGCGCTTTTGCTAAGTCTGGTACTAGCATTATTCGTCAGTTGGTGGATGCTGGTACTCTCTCCAACCTACCGGGTGGCTTCAAGACGAAGGGGCTACGGGTTAAGGGCGATGACACGCCGATTGCCCCCGCAGAGTTCCGTGACGTTGACGTAACCAGCGGTACGATCAAGGACAACATCATGACGCTCCCCTACAAGGAGCCGTCTCAAGTCCTGTATTCACTGCTCGGTACCATCGTTGAAGAAGGACGCCGCTTTGCAGCAGCCGCTGATCTCAAGGTCAGTGACATGTCTGCTCAGGCTCCAGTCGGTACGACGCTGGCGATTCTTGAGCGCACACTGAAAGTGATGTCTGCTGTTCAGGCTCGCATTCACTATGCGATGAAGCAAGAGTTCCGCTTGCTCAAGAACATCATCCGTGACTACACCCCCGAGGACTACGACTACGAGCCGTACGATGCTACGCCGCATGCCAAGCGTAGCGACTACGACATGGTGGAAGTCATTCCGGTATCGGACCCCAACGCTGCAACTATGTCGCAGAAG